CGCCCGTGTTCGGTGTCGCCGGCGATGCCGACAAGGTGAACCCTGACGCGACGGAGCAGCGCCTCGACGTGATCATGAATTCCGCACAGTCCGCGATGACGCAGAACGAGGCGGGCGAGCTCGAGGCGGCTCTCGGCGGCACCTACTGGGTTGCCGACTGGGACCTTGCCGGCCCGTTCGATCACGTCTTCTACCGGAGTGTGGACGCGGACGCCGCCGTGCCGACGTTCCGTGGTGGACAGCTCGTCGAGGTATCGTTCTGGACTCGCATCGACGACGACCGGAAGGTGTTCCGGCACATCGAGCACCACGAGCCCGGCGCGATCATCCACGCCCTGTACGTGTCCGACGACCAGGAGCGGATCGGGGTACGGGTCCCGCTGACGATGCGCCCCGAGACCGCCCACCTCGCCGAGCTTGCCGGCGCCGTGTCCGACGGTATGCAGACGATCATCCCGACGCATATCGACCGGCTCACGGCCGTGTACGAGCCGAACATCCGCAAGCCGCGGAAGCTGCGCCGCAAGGGCCAGTTCTCCGCCTGGGGCCGCTCCGACTTCGAAGGCGTCGAGCCGCTCCTGAACGGGTTCGATGAGGTCTGGTCGTCATGGATGCGGGACCTGAAGGTCGGACGTGCCCGCATCTTCGTCCCCGAGGCGATGATCCAGTCCAACGGCCGCGGCCAGGGCGGGTTCTTCGACGCGGAACGGGAGGTGTACGCGCTGCTGAACGCTCTCCCGAACAAGGACGGGAAGAACATCGAGGCGCAGCAGTTCGCGATCCGTGTCGATGAGCACGAGCGCACTGCGTTCAACCTGAAGAAGGAGATCCTCCAGGCGACCGGCTACTCGCTGTCGTCATATGGCGAGCACTCGAACGACGTCGCCGTGACGGCGACCGAGGTCACCGATCGCCGCTCGGACACGGAACGCACCCGCGACAAGAAGATCCGGTACGCGTCGCTGGCGCGCACACGCATCGCATCGATCTGTCTCGAGCTCGACGGGATCATCTTCCGCGGCAAGGGCGGCCGTCCCGGCGTGGACGTGGTCGCCGAGTTCCCGGCGGTGTCGCAGATCGACCCGGAGAAGGAAGTCCGGATCGTGTCCCTGTTGGATGCGGCGTCCGCGATCTCCACGGAGACGAAGGTGCGCCGCGCGAATCCTGATCGGGATGACGTGTGGATCGGTGAAGAGGTGGCCCGGATCCAGCAGGAGAAGGGGCTCACGGCGCCTGACCCGGCAACGTTCACCGGTTGACGACGATCCAGATCACGTCTTCGCGCTCATCACCATGGCTGTCCTGCCACATCACGTTCGCCATCGGGTTGTCGAGGAAGGGCATGAAGTTGAAGCTCGTCCGAACTCGCCGGGCAGGGAATGAGAGAGACGCGCCGTCCTTCAGAGCGATCGGGTATTCGGGTGGCTCCCAGTCGAAGTACGCGCTGGCGGCCATCATGATCATCTCCACGACCGCATCCTCGCCCGTCTGATTGCGGAGCATCCAGGTTCGGGGTGTCGGCGCGGGAAGCATCACCCACCCTCGATGCTCCTCTGGCTGCAAGGGCCGGCCTTCCCCGTCGTCGTCATCGGAATCCGTCGCCCGTTCCACAGCGTCGGCGACCTCGGCATCGATCCGAGCCCGAGTGGTAACCCTCACCGAAGCGATGAATCGTCCCGCGCCCTGAAGAGCGCTGACGATTCGGGACATGGCCTTCTTGCCCCACGGAGTGAGGGCCGCGCCGATCGCGCCGATAGCAGCGACGACGACGCCAACGGCTACTTGTCCTCCGAACTCGGCCCACCAGGTGCTGCTCACCCGATCACCGTATCGGTCCCACTTCTCGGCGCGATGCCGGGCAGGCCCCGTGACGGGGCTTCACAGGAAAGGCGAGGCCATGGCCCGCGAACAGATCACCCACAACCGCATCATCGACCGGGCTCTGCCGGCGCCGGAGTACGCGCCCGGGCACCCCGGGCAGCTCATCGAGGCGATCGCGCACGTCGAGGTCCCGCGCCGGAACGTGCACGTCCAGTGGAACCGTGTCGGCTCCCAGGATGCTGCGGGGCTCGAGACGGGCTGGCTGCAGCTTGGCATCGACCTCACCGTCGCCGAGATCCGGGACCTGCTGGAGTACGCCGAGGATGAGGCTGCGCGCACGGTCGCCACGAACGCGCACATCGGCGAGTACGCCACCGAGCAGCACCAGGTGCGTGTCTGGTCCGACGTGCTGTCCCGCCCCGAGGTCAACAAGGCGGTCAATGCGCTCCGGCGGGGCCGCGATATCGCCTACGGGAAGGACGCGTGATGACCGAGTCCGCGCACCAGTTCCCCGCCGTGCATGCCGCGCTTGGCATCGACCTGAGCGAGCTCGGCTGCATCATGGCCGATGTCGAGCCGATCGAGGTCACGGACTACGCCCGAGACGCCGGTCTGGACCCTGACCGCGACCTCTACTCCCTGCGAGGGGTGGACCCATCGCGGTGGTGGATCGACGGTGCTGTCGCAGAGCGCGGCGCCCACATCACGCTGCTCTACGGGCTCATGCAGCCGGGCCCCGTGTGGCGGGAGCATGTCGATGCGCTCCTCACCGACGTCGACCTCTCCGCCGTGACCGTCGACCACGTCGGCGTCTTCGACTCGCCGTACCCCGACGACCCGTACAAGTGCATCGTCGCGCATCTGGCCCTCACCCCGGAGCTGGCAAAGGCGCACGCGCGCCTGTCGTACCTCCCGCACGTGAGCACGTTCCCCGAGTACCGGGCACACGTCACCCTCGCCTACGTGAAGGATCAGCCGTCCGGCGTCGACTGGGCTGGGACCACCTCCGAGGCATGGGTGCGGGCTCTGCAAGGTGCACTCCGCGATGCGCCCCTGCGTGTCACTGGGATCGACTACGGAGGCCAACCGTGAGCGCCAGCGCACCTCAGAAGTTCCACAAGAAGCCCGTCGAGATCGAGGCCGTGCACCTGGATCCGGATATCACGGAGGCAGAGGACGTGCTAAGCCCGCACGACGCCGCACACGCGACGATCGCCGGTTGGATGCTCGGCCACGGCTTCCGCGACTTCCGGGTCGTCGGACCTCGGCGGCCGTTCGGGATCGAGATCCACACGCTCGAAGGCGTCATGCGCGCCGAGCCTGGCGACTGGATCATCCGGGGCGTGCAGGGTGAGTTCTACCCGTGCAAGCCGGACATCTTCGAGCAGACGTACGAGCGCCCTGTGCTCGCGTCCGCGGCAGCACCTCCGGTCTCGCACGAGACCGATGAGGACGGCGCCGCTGAGGCTCGCGCGGATCTCGGTCGGGCGATTGCGCAGTACTACGGTGTCGTCGAGCCGGAGGTGTTCGTGGCCGGCTGGGTGCTGGTAGCGCACAAGCTTTCGTCGGAGATGGAGCGTGAGGGTCAGTCTGCGGTCGGCGTCACCACCCCCGAGCAGGCGTGGCCGCTGACGCGTGGCTTGCTCGACATCGCGCTCACCTCGGAGCGCGCAGAGCAGGCGGCACTCAACGCCGAATGAGACGTCCAGGGGTTTCCTCCCCCCGTTTGAGGGCACGCGTCGCCCGAGAAGACGAGAAGAGCGCACCCAAGGTGCCGTTATGTGACGGCTCAAAGTCTCGACCGACCTGTCGAGCGCCTGACGGTCTGACCCTCCGTGAACGAGTCGAGCGCGCGCCACCCGGATGGTGCTGGCTGGTGATCCCAGGGGCCGTAGCGCCTGAGTCAGCCCGCGCGCCCACAACTTCATACGCCAGAGCCGGATCCCCAGGTCCGTGGCTGGCCCCGTCGTTCTAGCTCAACTGGTAGAGCACCGGTCTCCAAAACCGGCGGTTGCAGGTTCGATCCCTGCGGACGGCGCTACTCACACGCCTGGAGGGGCGTTCATGCTCTGCGCCCTCCGCGCGCCCAAGGATCCAGCGACGCCGGCACCAACCGGCTGAGGACACTTGCGCCCCTCCAAACCCTCGTCCGTGCATGCCCGGTGCTGCACGGCCCATCCCGAAACCCGTCCCGGAGGCGGAGAAGGAGATTCACCATGTCCACTGACCAGACCACGAGCGACGACACCTCGACCGACACGACCTCGGGCGAGACCGACGCGGCGACGGACACTGCGGCCAATGCCGCCGTGACGGCGACCGACACCGGTACGGAGACGGCCGCCGACACGACGTCGGATGCGCCGGAGACGTTCTCTCGCGAGTACGTCGAGAAGCTGCGTCGAGAGAACGCGAGCGCTCGGGAGAAGGCGAAGACCGACGCGGCTGCTGCCGCCGAGGCCGCCAAGTCCGAGCTCGCGCAGTCGATCGGCAAGGCGCTCGGGCTGGTCAAGGACGACGAGAAGGTCGACCCTGAGGCCCTGCTGACGCAGGCCCAGGCCGACCGACAGTCCGCGATCGACGAAGCCAACGCGACCAAGCGTGACCTCGCCGTTCTCCGCAACGCCGACAAGCACGGCGCGAACACGGAGGAGCTGCTCGACTCGAGCGGATTCCTGCGCAAGCTCGCCGCGCTCGACCCGTCCGACGCCGAGTTCGGATCCCAGGTGGATCAGCTCATCAAGGACACGGTCGACGGGAACCCCGCCAAGTTCAAGCGCGCCCAGGTGGCCGTTTCGACCGGCGGCGCCCAGCACTCCGGCGAGGGAGCATCCCAGCTCTCCCGCGAACAGCTCGCCGCACTCTCCCCGGAGGAGCGGCTCAAGGCAGCGAAGCAGGGACGACTCCAGTCCCTGCTCAAGAACTAAGGGTTAGGAGCCCATCATGACCATCGCCAACTTCGTCCCGGAGCTGTGGGAAGCCGCAGTCCAGGTCCCCTTCGAGAAGGCGCTCGTGTTCGGTCAGCCGAACGTCGCGAACACCAAGTACGAAGGCAAGATCCAGCAGCAGGGCGACACCGTCCACGTGACGTCGGTCGCGGACCCCACGATCCGCACCTACGACAAGACCACGGACATCGTCGTCGAGGACCTCGCCGACTCCGACACCGCCATGCTCATCAACCAGGGCAACTACTACGCGTTCCGCGTGAACGACGTCGACAAGGTCCAGGCGGCCGGCGACTTCCAGAACCCGGCCACGCAGCGTGCGGGCGTCGGCCTCAAGGACGCCGTCGACAAGTACATCGCAGGCCTCTACTTCGGTGGGGCGCTGGCCGCGAATCAGTACGGTCGCGCGACGGTGTTCGACGGTGACCCGTCGAAGATCGTCACGGGCACGAACATCTCGGCGTACCAGCTGCTCGTGAAGCTGCGCGAGAAGCTCGACAACCAGTCGGTGCCGACCGTCGGCCGGTACGTGGTCGTGCCGTCGCAGTTCATCAGCGCCCTGCTGATGGACAAGCGGTACACGGACCTGTCCGCGTCGGGGTCCACCGACGGGCTCCTCAACGGGCAGGTCGGTCGTGGCTCCGGCTTCGACGTGCTCGTGTCGAACAACATCCAGAAGGTCGGCGGCGCCGGCGCGAACAAGGATGACCTGGTCATCTGCGCGGGTGTCCCGGACGCGGTGTCGTTCGCGAACCAGATCACCGAGACCGAGGCAATCCGCTCCGAGCACCGCTTCGGTGACCTCGTTCGCGGTCTGAACATCTTCGGCGCGAAGGTGTTCCGCCCGGAGGGCATCGCCACCGCCACGGTGTCGTTCACCACGATCCCGTAACCGATCCCGCCCGCCCGGGCCTGGCATCCGTGCCGCCCGGGCGGGCCTCGGGGAAGGACACCGCATGGCCGTGTTCGTCCCCGACCCTGACCTCGCATCGTTCGATGACCTGATCGAGCAGCTCGGCGAGATGCTCGCCGCCCGATACACGGACGCCGAGACGGTGCTGATCGAGGTGGCCGCACGCCGCATGCGCCGGATCCTGGTCCTCGTGCAGGTGGGCGATGAGACGTCGGTACTGCACCAGCGGCACATGTGGGAAGCGGACCTGGAGCGCGCCTCCGCACTCGCAGAGCTCCGCCGCGTCGCCCGAACCCAGGTCGCCCAGCTCCAGCGTGACGGCCTCGCCGAGTACATCGTGCTGACGGCCGCGCAAGCAGGGCAGGCCGCTGCTGCCGCCCAACTCTTCGGAGTCCGCCGCGCCCGCAACCGCATGGTCGGGTCAACGGCCGCGAACGCCGTCGGAGCGCTGACCCTGGACCTGCAATCGAAGCTCGACGTCCTCAACTCGCGCATCACCCGCTTCCCCGACGACGTGTACAAGCAGGTCATGTCGGAGCACTCCCCCCGCATCATCCTCGGCGCGCAGACCACCCGGCAGGCTCAGGCCGCCGCCGTCCAGAAGTTCCTCGCCCAGGGCATCGGCCACATCAACTACCTCCGCAAGGACGGATCTGTGCATCTGCGGATGCCGATCGGCTCCTACGCCGAGATGGCGGGGCGGACCTCCGCGCAGCGCGCATGGGAGGAAGCCGGCATCGCACGGATGCAGCAGTCGGGCGTGAACCTCGGCACGATCGCGGGGAGCCTCGACGCGTGCGCGAAGTGCGCACCGTGGATCGGCTCCGTCGTCTCGTTCGACGGGACGCGCGGAACGGTGACCGTATCCTCTGCCGCCAGCGGCGGACCCGTCACCGTGCAGATCAAGGGAACCATCGACGACGCCCGCAACGCCGGCTGGGGACACCCCAACTGCCGCGACCGCGTCGTCGCCTACCTGCCTGGCGCGACTGTCCTCCCGTCCGGTGTGGAGCATGACCCCGCGGCCGAGAAGGAGCGCGCCGAGCAGCGCCGCCTCGAGCGGGAGATCCGCTCGGCGAAACGCCGCGAGGCGGCCGCGATGAACGACGTCGACCGGCGCCGCGCCGGGCAGGACGCGAACGACGCCCAGTCGAGCATGCGCGACTTCATCAGCCGGACCGGCCGGCACCGCAACTCTGCCCGTGAGCAGCTCTCATTCGCTGACGGGAACTAGACCCGTGCCGTCGCTGGCCCTGCACGGCGACGGCACGGCTAACCGAAGGAGTCTTCATGCGCGTCACACACCCGCGGCCGGAGCTCGGCCGCCAGATGTTCCTCGATGTCGAGTTCATCGACGGGACCGCAGAGGTCCTGGCCTTGCACCCGGAGCGCCGTCTCGCGCTCGAGCAGCACGGTTTCGTCATCGACGACACCGTGCAGCCTGAGCTCGGCAAGATGACGAAGGGGGCGCTCGTCGCCCTCGCCGAGGCGAACCACGTCGACCTGCCTTCGCGTGTGTCCGCGAAAGATATTCGTGGCATCCTCGGCGAGAAGATCGTCCCGCCACCGACGGACGTGGGGATCGAGTCCGGCCCCGAGGAGCTCTGATGGCGCTGCGAGCCTACGCGACCGAGGCGGACTATGCCATCCAGGCAGAGGAAGCGTGGGTCGGCATTGCCGGGTCGCTGGAGAAGCGGATCCTCATGGCGTCGATCGAGGTGGACACCCTCACCCGCCTGTCCGTCTTCCCCGCCGACACCAACGGCATGCCCACGGACCCTGCGCACGTCGAGGCGTTCAAGGCGGCTGCGTGTGCGATTGTCGAGTACTGGCAGGAGACGGACGACCCTACCGGCGCCGATGCGTTTGCCGGGGCCGTGAAGATCGGCTCCGTGTCGCTCGGCACGACCTCGTCCTCGTCTGATGGGCTCACCGCAGTCGAGAAGCTGCAGCGCCGCATCGGCACCCGCGCGATGGACATCCTCACCAACGCGGGCCTGATCGCCCCGTTCGTCGCCCACACGTAGGAGGCCGCCGTGACCCGACTCCGGAAGAAGCATCTCCCCCACCGGGTCACGATCGAAGCGTTCGACGGTGACGGCGCTGAGGGCGACATCTGGGCGGATCCGCGCCCTGACCGTCCCGCGTACGTGGAGCAGAAGGTGCGTCTGGTCGTGGACCGGCGCACCAACTCCCCCACCGCCGGGCAGGAAGTCACCTCGACCGCGTTCGTGGTCCTGCTGCTCGATGACGACTGCCAACCACGCACTCGCGTGACCGTCTGGCCGGGGCTGCCGCGTGAGCGACGCTCCGAGGTCATCGCATCGGAGTACTTCGAGTACAAGGGCACGCCCTCGCACGTCGAGCTCTACCTCGAGTAGGAGGCTGGCATGGGCGTCACAGCGAAGGTCAGTCTGACCATCAACTTCCCGACCGGTCCCGAGCTGGACCAGCGAATTGTCGCCGGCGAGAACCTCGCCGCAGAGTTCCTGCTCGCTGAGGCCGTCGATCGCTCCCCCCGGGACGAAGGCACGCTCGCCGGATCCGGTGCCGTCGAACTCGCGCAGGACGCCGAAGAAGGCGCGGCTGTGACGTTCGACACCCCCTATGCCGTGCGGCTGCACGAGCATCCCGAGTACAACTTCTCGACCGACTCGAACCCGAAGGCGCAGGGCAAGTGGTTGGAGAACGCGGCGATGGAGAACAAGGCCGTCATCGGCCAGATCATCGCGAAGAAGGTGGCCGATGGTTGACGGCGGCATGATCCCGGAAGATGTCCCGGTCAGGGTCCAGACCGACGACCTGGGGTCCTTCATTCCCCTTGACCCTGAGAACCGCCTGCGGAGTCTCGCGATCTGGAATGAGTTCGGGCGGCGTCTGGGGGTGTTCGATGCCTGACGCTCCCGAGATCGTCCTGAACCGGGCGATCGCGCAGTTGCTCCACGACAACAACCTGGCCGTGTATAAGGCGACTGGGGCGATCGTGGAGCGCGGCATCCGCCTCGACGGCATCATGCCGACGACGGTCCAGGAGTTCACGCTCCTCACGCCTCTCCGACCGATCCCGGACGGCCGTGCGGACATCGTCTACCGCACGCAGGTCTACACCCGCCGAATCGGGTCGCCTCCGACCGTGCGTTCCTGGGCGGCCGATCTCCGCGCGCTCCTCGACCAGACGGAGTACACGCCGAACGTGCTCGGCATCTCGTGGGCGTGGGAGTTCTCCGCCCTCGACTTCGACCCCGACACGCAAGGACGTTCCGCCGTCGCGGCGACGTTCCACTTCCGCGGCCGCCGGCCGTAGCCCTCCCATCCAGACCACCCCTCCAATGCGAGGGGTCGTCGGCGCGCGCCGACATCCCCACAGAAAGCAAGGAGCAGATCCATGGCCGACACCACCATCTACGACACCACCGCCCCGTCCGTCGGGTCCGTGTCGCTCGCGCACCAGCGCCTCATCCGTCTGAAGCTCGGCGGCGTGTTCGTGAACATCACGGGCGACATCAACAACCTCGCCCTGAACCCGACCCCGATCAAGGTCCCGAAGGAGGTCTACGGCCAGAAGGGCCGCACCGCCGAGGACATCATCGGTTACAACTACGCGCCGACGTTCAACGTCGAGGTCGTCCGGGATCCGGTGACGCGACAGATCGTCGCCGCACAGGCATGGTTCCGTGACCTCGTCGCCGCTGCATTCTCGACGGGCGCGGCGAACAAGCGCGAGTTCCAGCTCTTCACGGACGCGCTCGACGAGCAGATGCCGGTGGTGCAGGGCACGTTCTCGGTTGCGTACTCCGAGGCGAACACCGGCTACGCCGACAAGGGCATCGTCACGATCACGCTCACATCGAATGGCGTCGTCCCGCAGGTCGCGTCTCCCCTCGCCGGCACTGGCGCACCCATCCTCGACTCCGCCACCCCGACGCTGAAGGCCCCTGGCGACCTGATCGTCGTCCGCGGCTACAAGCTGACGGGCGTCACGTCGGGGACCATGGGCGGCAAGGTCATCGTGAAGTTCCTCCCGTCGGACGACTACACGATGGGGATCCTGGTCCCTGCGACCGTCACCGGCTCTGCGCCGATCGTGCTCACCAACAGTGTGGGCGCGTCGAACTCGCTGCCGTACACCGCGGCCTGATCTGAAGGAAGCAGGGTTCCTGATGATCGACGCAAAGAAGGACGGCCGCAACCTCGTCCTGACCATGGAGGGGCTGGAGCCGTTTGTGATCCGGCCCCTCCCAGGTCACGCTGGCCGACAGATCACCGACGTGCTGATCGGGTCCATGGGCGGCGTCGCCGCCGGACCGGACTTCGCTGCCGCGCTGCAGATCGCTGTCGACGGCGCTGTACTCGATGGAGACAGGTGGATCCCCGTCCCGACCGCGGACCAGACGAACTTCAACCGCATCGGACTCGAGCTGTCGCAGGCTGAAGCTGAGCAGATCCTCATGCCGGCGTTCTTCTGGCAGACGATCCTCGGCATGGACGGCATCCGCCTGTACATCGAGGGTGGTGAGGGCCTCGCCGGCACCCTAAAAGCCGCGGGGGCGCTGTCCACACGGTTGGGGCTCTTGGTCCCGCGGACATCGCCCAGTTCGGAGTAGGTGACCCCGACGAGAACGGGATCTATCCCGACTACCTCTACCCGCCCGGGTGGCGAGAATCCCGCGAGCGGGCCGCCGCGCACGCACCCACGGGCGACTCGCTGAGCGCCCGCGAACTCTGGACTCTCGTTCTCCCGGAGCTGTTTGGGCAGATCGAGCTCGACCTCGCCCAATCCCACCTGATCACGGACCTCGACAACGCGCTCACCGCCCGCACATGGCATTTCGTGCGCGGCGCCGTCGAGCGACTGCTCGACATCGACGGCACTTGGCTGCGAAAGGTGGTGGACGATGTTCGACGCCGGCGCGCTCGTCTTCAAGCTCCAGACGATCGGGGCCCAGGTCTTCAAACAGGACCAGGCTGACGCGAAGGCCGCGGTCGAGAAGACCGGACAGGCGGCGCAGGAGGCCAAGCCGAAGATCGACGAGCTCGGCAAGTCGACGGACGAGACCGGGAAGAAGGCGAGGTCTTCGAAGGCGCCCCTCGATGAGCAGGCGAAGGCGACCGAGGAGGTCGGCGAGCAGTCTCGCAAGGCGAAGCCGAAGCAGGACGAGCAGAAGAAGTCGACCGAGCAGCAGGCGGACGCCGCGAAGAAGCTGTCGCTTGCGATGCTCGCCGCTGGTACTGCCGTCGCCGCGATGGTGACGCTCGCGGTGGTGAAGGCGACCGAGTTCGACTCGGCCATGTCGAACGTGCGCGCGGCGACGATGGCCACCGCCGAAGAGCAGAAGCAGCTCGGTGAGGCTGCGCTGAAGGCAGGTGGCGACACCAAGTACTCCGCGTCCGAGGCCGCGGCTGCCGAGGAGGAGCTCGCAAAGGCCGGCCTGTCCGTCTCGGAGGTCGTCGGCGGCTCGCTGAACGGCGCTCTGGCTCTCGCTGCGGCCGGTCAACTGCAGGTCGCACGGTCGGCGGAGATCATGGCGACCACGCTGAAGCAGTACCACCTTGAGGCGAGTCAGTCGAGTCACGTGTCCGACCTTCTCGCCGCCGGCGCCGGCAAGGCGCAGGGCTCTGTCGATGATCTCGCCCTCGCCCTGCAATACGTCGGTCCTGTCGCCGCCGGACTCGGGATCTCTCTCGAGGAGACGACGGGCACCCTGGCATTGTTCGCATCTCAGGGCCAGATCGGGGAGCGCGCCGGCACTGGCTTGCGCGGCGTGCTCATGTCCCTCACGTCCCCGTCGGCCCTGGCCGCGAAGACGATGAAGGAATACGGCGTCGAGATCTTCGACAGCAACGGCAAGATGAAGTCGCTCGCCGCCGTCTCGCAGGAGCTTCAGGGCGCGTTCGGGGACCTCACGGAGGCTGAGCGCGCTGCGGCTCTCGGTCGGATCTTCGGCAACGAGCAGATCACAGCGGCGCGGGTCCTCTACGAGGGCGGCGCCACCGCGGTGAAGGAGTGGACCGCGGCCGTCGACGAGACCGGGTACGCAGCGCAGCAAGCCGCGATGCGTCAGGACAATCTCGCCGGTGACGTCGAGAAGCTCGGCGGCGCCTTCGACACGGCGCTGATCCGTTCCGGGTCTGCCGCGAACGACGTGCTCCGCGGGCTCGTGCAGGGCGTCACGGCCATGGTGGACGGATTCGGAGAGGCCCCGCAGCCGATCCAATCGACCGCGCTCGTCCTCGGTGTTGCAACGGCGGCGATCCTCCTTTTCGCCGGCGGCGCAGTCGGCGCCCGGGTGAAGTTCCTGGAGTTGAAGGCTCAGCTCGACGCCACCAACGTGAGCATGGGCCGCACGGCGCTGCTCGGTGGTGCGGCAGGGCTCGCGCTGACCGGGATCATCGCGGTCGTCGCCCTCCTGGCCGCGAAGCAGGCTGCAGCCGCGCAGGTTGCAGAGTCGTACGCGGACACCGTCGACAAGGCGACAGGCAAGATCAGCGGAGCCGCGCGTGACATCGCGATCGGGGAGCTGACCAAGGGCGGCGAGCTGCTCTCGTTCAACTGGCAGTCGGCCGCGGACGCCGCCGACAAGCTCGGCGTGAGCATGGACACCCTCACCGACGCTGCGCTCGGCAATCAGGCCGCGACGGCCCAACTCTCGCGCTATTACAAGGCGTTGGGCGGCGACCAGGAAGAGCGCAACAAGCTCATGGCCGAGACGGGCCTGAACACAGTGGAGCTGACTCTCGCTCTCGAGGCGATGACGAACGGCGTCGACCGGCAGAACACCGCCATCAAGGACGGAACGAAGCTCGCAGATCAGAAGGCGCGCGCTGAGAAGGATGGCGCCGATGCGACGAACGAGAGCGCCGACACGGCACAGAATGCCACGGACGCGTACCTCGATGAGTCGAAGTCCGTGGACGATCTCGCGAAGAAGCTGTCCGAGCTCCTGGACCAGATCGGTCAGGCCAACGCGCAGAACCGAGATGCGATCTCCTCGAACATCGAGTATCAGGATGCACTCGCGAAGGTCAACGATCAGATCGCGAAGATCAAGGAAGGGCAGGACGGCTACGCTGCGACACTCGACCTGACTACCCAGGCGGGCCGCGACAACATGTCGATGCTGGAGGACCTCGCCGCGAACGCGTGGGACATGTCCACCGCGCAGCTGCAGCTCGACGGAGATACGGCCGGGTTCAACACTCGCCTGGTCGATGCGCGACAGAAGCTCTATGACGCCGCGATCCAGATGGGCTACTCGTCCGACGAGGCCGCGACCCTGCGGGACAAGATCCTCGCGATCCCCACGGACCGGCAGATCACGGTGATCGCGGACACCGCCCGCGCAAAGTGGACCATCGACGACTTCCGCGCCAACTACGGCTACCTGACGGGAACCATCGAGTACCGGGCGATCATGCCGGACCTCAACGGTGCCGCGTCCGGTAACGGTCGCATGGGCACCTATGCGGATGGCGCCGTTGTCAGCTTCAACGCGGCCGGCAACGTCTACCGATCTGAGAACCACGTCGCGCAGATGGCGCGCGCCGGTGACCTGCGGGTGTGGGCGGAGTCGGAGACCGGTGGGGAGTCGTACATCCCGCACGCACTGTCGAAGCGCTCGCGGGCCGACGCGATCATGTCCGAAACGGCATCGATCCTGGGCGGGACGTACATCCCGTCAGGTTCCTCGTTCTTCGCGGATGGAACCCCGTCCTCCCAGGCGCGCGCTGCTGACGGCCGGCTCTCGCTCGACGGCATGGCGATCACCGGCACTTTGCAGATCGGTGGTGATGGGCTGGCGCAGCTCATTGATGGGCGGATCGTGAAGGCCGCTAGTGGGAACGCGAGGCGTGCGCGGCTCGGCAATGGACGCTACTAGGAGGCTCGCATGACCATCGCTTCGACGACGGTTCGGCATACGGCGGCTATGGCCGCGGATCTGCAGACCGCATCGATCCAGGTGTCCACGGATGCGGCCGCCGTCGGTGACGTGCTGGTCGCGGTGCTGTACGCCGCGGACGTCAGCGTGACGTCGGGGGTGGCGGATGCTTCGGCGTTCGTCCTCCCGGCGGGCTGGTCTGTCGTGTCGTTGACGTCGATGGTCCCGACCGGGGATCCGCGGCGACTGTCGGGTGCTGTGCTGGTGGTGCAGAAGACCGTCACGGTCGCGGGCACCGACGCGTCGATCTTCAAGTGGTCGTGCGTGCAGTGGCGTCCGATGAAGCTCTATAAGACGTGGTCGCAGCTCACGGATGGTGGGTGGCTGACTACGCACATGCAGCACACCGGGTCGCTCACCACGCTCCGGCTCACCGGCGTTCGCGGGGTGAAGTCGTACACGCTGATGCGGCGCGCGAATCAGCCCGTGACGTACCCGGGCATGGGCTCCGACTATGCCGTGTCCGGGCATGTGCTGCGGATAGGTGCGATGAAGCAGGCGAAGGCTGCCGGGTCGCTGCTTCCCACCGGGGGCACGCAGCGTGCCGCGTTCGGCCCGATGCGGTGGGGTGGGATCGATATCCCGGTGACGGGCTACACGTCGATGATGATCTCCACGACCGATGTCACCTCGGTGACCTCGATCCCGGAAGCGTCGGGGACGATGGTCGGCGACGGTGTCGCCGAGTCGATCCTGGTCACGACGACCGTGAAACCGCAGGTGTCGTGGATCTCGCCGGTCCCTGGCTCGGTGGATCTGACACAGCCGCTGCCGGTGACGTGGACGCCACCCGTCGAGGGTGATCAGAAGGGCGTCGCCGTCTACCGGGAGTCTCCTCCCGGGTCCGGGTCGAACATCCAGTGGTGGAACGGGGCTGCCTGGCAGGCGGGCTCGACACTGGTGAGTCCGAAGGCGGACCAGTCGGCGCTGCTGCCTGGGTTCGCTGCGACGTCGGGCACCGCGTACCGGTATCTGCTGGCGACGTGGACGACGTCCGCGCCGGACCTGTCCGACTATGCGGTTCTGGATCTCACGCACCGGCCGGCTCCGGCCGCGCCGACGATCACTCTCACCCCGGCCCCTGTGGCCGGGCAGGTTGCATCCAGGGTGCCGACCATGGCCGTGTCGGGTGCGGCGACCACGGACGGCGGCCCTGTCGTCGGGTGGGAAGCGCAGTGGACGGACGCGACGACGGGCGAGATCCTGGCGTCCACGACGGGCCCGTTCCCGTGGGCTCTGACATCCCCGCTCAGCAATGGGCGGGCGGTGAAGGCCCGGGCACGGTTCTCGCAGGCTGGTGGCGCACAGTGGTCGGCGTGGGCGGAGACTGCGGTGACGATCAACGTGCCGAAGCCTGCCGCGCCGTCGGTAGCCTTCGCAACGGCGACGCACCCGGTTTCGGGGCTGCCGCTGCCGCAGCTGACGGTTACGGCTGCAGCGGGCCTGTCTGTGCGGGTGCAACGCGACGGTGTCACGATCGGTGAAGTCGTGTCGCCAGGGCCGTCGGTGAAGGTCGTCGATCTTGCGGCCCCTTCCGGGCCGGTTTCGTGGACCGTCACTACGCTGTCGGCCACGCCGTACTCGGAGCGCTCTCTGCCGACCGTGATCACAGCATCCATGAGCGGAGCGGACTCGTGGTTGTTCGATCCGACCCGACCGGAGACGGCCGTGTTCGCTCATGTGGCGTCACTGGATGACGAGTCAACGTCCCTCCGGTCGAGTGTGTTCGCTCCGATCGGTGACGCGTTCCCGGTCGTGCAGCCGGGAGTCCCTGCCGCGCCCACCGGTGGCATGGTTCTCCGGCAGGACGACCCGGCCGAGATCGTGAACCTCACCGACCTGCTGAAGTCGGGTGCGGTGCTCGTGCTCCGCGGGTGGGCTGAGGACGGTGGCGCGGACGGGGCACGGCACCCGGACAGCACGTTCCGGCCCGTCGGCGAGATCACGGTCGGGCGGATCACGCAGGGCCCGTTCACGTACCGATCCATCGCGACCGCGTTCGTGGCCGCACCCGTGGTGCAGGCGGGGCTCGCGGTCGTGACCGGCGACACGTTCGAGGACATCTGGTCTGACATCTGGTGAGAGGCGGGTTGCCGTGTGGATTGTCCCTGAACCCGACCCTGTGGTCACGTACCGGACACGGGTGACATGCAAGGGTGGCCCGGCTGACGGGCTGATCCTGCCCGTGACCGCGGGCGGGATCACCGTGGACCGCGGGTCAGACGTCCGCCGGTCCGGGACTGTGACGGTCGCCGCGACCGACCAGTGGACCCCGGACGCTCTCGGCGACGCCCTCGACCCTCGCACGGGCACCGAACTCCTGGTGGAGCAGGTCGGAGCCGCAGGGTGGGTGCCGCAAGGGGTGTTCGGGGTCTCGAAGCCCCGCGTCACCCGCACCGCACAGGGCCGCGGCTTGACTGTGGAGATTGATGACCGGTCGCATCGTGTCCGCCTGGCGGGCATGGATCGACGGTGGGTGATCTCCGCCGGCATGCCCGTGGTTGATGCGATTCGGTCGGTGCTCACTCAGATCGCCCCATGGATCCCGTCCGACCTGGACGACTCTCCGGAGACGGTCGGCGCGGACGTGCTGCTCGAGTTCGGGGATGACCCGTGGGGTGCATGCATGGACCTTGCCGAGAGCATCGGCCGGGACCTGTACGTGAACGCGGAGGGTGTCGTCGTGTGGGAGCTCGCCACCGCGGCACTCTCCGCGACTCCGGTGGACGTGACCTGGTTGAGCATCGACCGGGACATCGACACGGCACAGATCATCAACCATGTTCGGGCGGAGTGGACCCCGGCACGTCCGGACCCGCTGCCGAAAGACTTCGACGACAAGGGCGGGTACGAGGACGCCGTCGACGACTTCTCTTCCACCTCGGTGCTGTCCTGGGTGGGTCGGCGCTGCAAGGTCGTGAAGGGTGACAAGTCGCTGCTGACCTCCGCGGCCGCCGCACAACAGGCGGCGGCGGTGGAACTGCTGCGCGGTCTGGACATCGTCTACTCCGGGCAGGGCACCGTCGCCCCCGACACCAGCCTTGATGTGGGGACGGTGACGGTCCTCGACGGTGACCGGTTCCGGATCTCCCGCCTCGACATCGACCTCGCTGGGGGTGACATGCAAGTCGTGTTGGGGGTTCCCCCGGATGACCTGCCGACGCTCCTGGCCCGCGCGTTGACCGTCCCGCCGGACAGGCGCACCCGCGAAGTTGTCACGTCCCTGTCGCCGTTGCGCACCGCGCTCACTTCGGATCCCACCGGCTCCCAGGTTTCGGTCACCCCGACAGCGGCGGTCTCCGGCGTGCAGATCGGTGACCTGGTGGAGGTGCTGCACACTGGGAAGGGTGAGAGGATCGCCGTCGCCCGGTTCATGGGCGGGCTCGACGCTTACGAGCATGCTGTCCTCGACGACAAACCCTGGTGCTACTTCGGGCTCGACGACGACACCGGCACGCCCGTCGATTCGGTCGGGAACGTGGTCCCCTCGTCGATGTCGGGGGTGACGCTGGGCACGGCAGGAATCGGTGCCGGCCCCACCTGCGCGACCGTCGACGGCGCCACCGGTTCCGGGGTGATCCTGCCCGCATCCGCGTTCGCCGGGGTGACCCAGTTCACGGTCGAGATCGTCGCGAAAGCCGTCAACATGACCGCCTCCCGTGCCGTGTTCGGTATGGAGGGTGCCGGGCAGAACCTTGGTGTCCTGCTCCAGCACGACACGGCCAACCGGGTGTCCGGGTTCACCGGGTTCACGTGGGCGAACCAGATCGGCTCGTCCACCACGGAGACCGCCCCGACCGACGCGCACCATTGGGCTATCAGCTTCGACGGCACGACCGCTGTCCTGTACCGGGACGGTGTGCAGGTGCAGTCCGAAGCACAAGCATGGACACCCGCCACCGCGGCGACCGCCCTGTACATCGGCGGCCGGCAGACGTCTGGCGGCGTGCCCGCATTCTCCGGCCAGATCGCCGGGTTCGCTTTCCACAAGACGGCGCTCAGTGCCGCGCGCATCAAGGCGCACGCGCAGGCTGCCGGACTCTCCTGAAAGGCCCACACCATGAAGTATCGATTCCTCGGTCTCGCCCTTGTGCTGGCCGCTGCCGTCACCCTCCTTGGCGCACCCGCACACGCGGCCACGTCGTGGCTGAGCGGGCACGTGCAGAACGTCGGGTGGACTGACGCGCGCGTGCAGGCTGACGGTGATCGGGTCGCGGAGGTTGGCACGACCGGCCGGTCCCTGCGGCTCGAAGCGCTGCGGGTCAACGACTCCCAGTCGGGGCTCGTCATGCGCGGGCACGTGCAGAACATCGGGTGGGGTGCGGAGTCGTCCGCGGTTGGCACCACGGGGCGGTCTCTGCGGCTCGAAGCGGTCCAGGTGCGGTCGGTGCAGCCGGGTGTCGTCGTGCACTGTCAGGCGCACGTGCAGAACCTCGGGTGGATGCCGGAGGTGACGGACGGTGCGACGTGTGGCACGACCGGCCGGTCGCTGCGGATGGAGGCTGTGCGGCTGTGGGTCACTATCCCCGACCCCATCGACCCGAGTCCGGGCCCGAGCCCAAGCCCGAGCCCGAGCCCGGACGACGTGACCCGGCTGAACGCGGTCGGCGACATCGGCCCTGAGGGGTTCGACAACCTCGCCGCGATCGGACGCACCGGGAATCCGCTGCTGCTGCTCGGCGACCTCGGCTACACGATCTCGGCGCAGGAGTTCTGTACCGGCCTGAACGCGCGGGTGTCCGCCCCGGTCATGTGGGTGCAAGGCAATCACGAGAACGTGGACGCGAAGAACCCGACGCAGCTGACCGCCGAATATCGGAAGTGCATGCCGGGCTTCCCGGATAGTGCTGGGGATGTCGGTGTCGCGCAGGTGTACAAGCTCCCGCACGTGTGGGTCATCACCGGATCCCCGAACGAAGCCGAGCCGGGCACGTACCAGCCGGGCGGGGCACGGTGGACGTGGATGCGTGACCAGATCCGCGCAGCGCACGCCGCCGGGGTGTGGCCGGTCCTGGCCGTCCACGAACCGGACTACACGGTCGGCGCGCACGGCCGCCCCCCGGCCGGGTCCGAGCAGAAGGCGATCAGCGCCCTCGCGAAGGCGGAGGGCGTGCGGCTGGTGCTCACCGGCCACGACCACAACTACTCGCGCGTGCAGGTCGACGGGGTGACGTTCATCGTCGCGGGGATGGGCGGGCACGAGAACCGTCCCCCGACCCCCACCGCCCCGTATGTCTCCTGTGCTGGCGCGCCCGCGGGATATCTGGCGTTGGAGTTCGGTCCGGACCGCATCACCGGGCAGGTCATCGGGACCTGCACGGACGTTTTCACGATCACGAAGGGCTGATATCTTGGGCAACTACGACGACATCGAAGAGGGCATCATCGAGGGTGCTCACGGGCACATCGAGCAGTCGATCAAGGTCGCTCAGGCGATCCACGACATCGATGCCCGGGTGACCGCGGTCGAGCCTGGTCTGCACGCGCAGAACGTCACCGGAGCCGTCACCGTGGCCGTCGAGCACGAGCACACGTACGAGCTCAACGCGACCGCCGCAGCGACGGTGACCCTCAGCGGTGTTCCCGGATGCCAGGCCGCGGTCGTGTGGTCGGGGTCTGCGGGCACTCTGGAGGGTACGGCGATGACGGCCGGGGCCACGGCTGTGGCGGTGAAGCTGACCGCAGGGTGGAAGATCTACGTCGTCGGGGCGTCCACGCCGGGCGACACAACCGCGCCGATCCCGGGGATGCTGACACCGTCGGCGATCAACTCGAGCGGCTTCTCCCTCACCGTGACGGGCGCTTCGGACGACGTGGCGCTTCACGCGCTGCCGTTCGCGTTCACCACTGACAACGGAGTGAGCTGGTCGGCGTTCCAGGCATCGAACGCCCTGGCCGTGACGGGCAAGGCCGCGGCGACGGCATACCAGTGTCACGCGCGCGTCAGGGACGCCGCGGGGAACACTGCTGACACCGCCATGGTTTCGGTCACGACTGCAGCGGCGGGCGATTCGACGCCGCCGACTCCAGGCACGATCGCGGAGTCCGGTATCACCGCGTCGGGGTTCACGCTTACGATCAGCGGCGCGGCCGATGCGGGCGGGCTGCACGCGACCCCGTACGCATTCTCGACGGACAACGGGGCGACATGGTCGGCCTATCAGGCGTCGAGCGTGCTCGCGGTCACGGGGAAGTCGGCATCTACGTCGTACCAGTGCCGTGGGCGGGTGCGTGACGCAGCGGGGAACACGGCGGACACGCTCATGAAGACGGTCACGACCGGTGCGGCGTCGAAGACGCCGGATCAGGTTGGGTCGATGTTCGCATGGTTCGATGCATCGGATCCCGCAGCGTTGACGATGGCTGGGTCGAACGTGTCGGCATGGGCAGACAAGTCGGGGAACTCTCGGAACGCGTCGCAGGCGACGTCGGGGTTCCAGCCCACGAAGACGACCATCAACGGCAAGGATGCGGTGCAGTTCAATGGTGCCGCGGTGACCAGGCTCCGGCATTCGTCAACATGGACCGTCGATGCAACGGTCGGCTACACGATGTGCATCGTGGCTCGGTTCGACAACGCGCCCGGCTCGTCGGAGTCGCCGTTCTCTGCGAACCCTTCAGGAACATTCCGGACGGGTGCGGGCGGATTCGGTGTGAGTGGGGGTGCTTCGGTATCGGGGCAGACCGGGGCTGGCGTGCTGTTCTTCACGGCGATGACGGTGAAGAACGGAGGTCCGTCCTACACGTGGGTCGGATCAACGAAAAGCGCCGTGTCGAACAACACGACACCCAACCTCTCGACGGCGTTCCAGATCGGCGCGTACTCGGATAGCAGCTCGCCGATGACGGGTGCCGTGTGCGAAGTCTGGTTGTACCCGACCATCGTGTCTGATGCTGATATCTCCGCCCTGTACTCGTACGCGAAGACGAAGTGGGGGACCGTCTGATGCTGCTCGCGCTCGCCTCGCAGGTGACTCAGGAAGTACCGCTGTCGCGGAAGATCAAACCGACCGTGTTCGTGAAGACGTACACAGTCGACAAGTTGAACCCGGCCGTGTACCAGACGATCGCGGCGGCATTCAGCGCGATCGACCTTGATCGCCAGACCCTGGGCATCTCAGGCGCAGGCCCGCAGGACTACGTGCTGGTGGATATCGCCCCGGGCGACTACAACGAGCGGCTACCAGCGCGTGAGTGGGTCGCTGTTGTCGGGCGGACAGGCAATCCAGCGGACGTGCGCATCTGGGTTGACCTGGACCCCGAGGGGTTGGCCAGCACGCCTGTCTTCCCGGCGACCGCGGGTGGGTATGTCGAGGGCGTGACGATCGAGTGCTTGAGCCAGACCGATCATGAGGAGACAACGCCGGGCTACACGGGTGCTGCGATCTGGCAGCCGAACGGATTGCCGTTCGCTACGACGATCCTCGTGAACGTCGTAGCGAGGTCACGGTCGATCTATCACAATTCGTGTGCACTGCAGCCCGGGAACAGGTCGTCGATATGGTTCGTCAATTGTGTCTTCGAGCAGATAGCCAACGGCCCTAACCAAATCGGCAAGCACGACTCCGGGACGCAACCGTTCAACATCCAGACAGGCATGGATGTCCGCGACTGGGGGTCGCAGAACGCAGCCGACATGATTGTCGTCGACTCGCATGTCCACACCGACGGAACCACGATGGTCGCTGGGCTCATCGACCTCGGTGGGCGCGACGTGGCGGACACATTCGTATGGTCCGGCGGTTCGATTGACTTCGATCCCTCCTGGCAGACAACTGCGTTCTTCCACGGCGACTTCTGGCACGAGAAGTACGATCAACTGGGGCAGCCCCGCTGGTATTCGTGCTGGACGTGGCTAGACAATCAGGCGGTCACGTCACAGTTGAACGACTGCGTCGTCGACCGATACAGGCTGGGGTTGCCTCCGGACTTCGACGCAAGAGTGCCGCTCGCAGGCATAGGCCCCGGAACTCGGCAGCACTACTACCCGCAGGCGCTCGACAAGGTGTCGACCGTGTTCCCGCCGCAGGTCACCGCGACAACGGGGTCACCGGTCGCGAACCGGTGGTACTTCCTGCCGGTGACGATCAGTGAGGCGTACACGCTGCGTGGTGCCGTGCAGCAGGTGAACGCGTATGCGGGGTCGGGGGGGCAGGTCCGGTACGGCATCTGGACGGGCACGACGAAGCCTTCCGCGTGGCGCAGCCTCGGCGCGCTGGCGAACCTCGCCACCGGGACCGTGACGATGGGTCGCGGCACGTACAAGAACGGCCGCATCTACCCGGGCGACACGCTCTGGTTCGGTGTGCTGTTCACGGACGCCTCGGTCACAATCCCGATGGACTCCGGGCTCGCAGGCGCGAAGACGGTCTACTACCAGGACGTCGCCGCAGGGGCGGGTGTTCCCGGCACGCCGACCGTGACCGTCCTGCCCGCGGGGTCGCTCACCCCGATCGCTGGGATCCTCACCGGGCCAAACCCGTGACGCTTAGGCGGGTAGTGCCACGAACTGACGTGGTGCTACCCGCCTGAGACGATCCTGCAGGGACAACAGGCCGTAGTGCGTCGCGTAGGCGGCGACGAAGGTACCGATCAAGGCGGCCCACCATCCTGCCGGACCGAAGAGCGCGGGGAGCAGGGCCCAGAGCGGGTAGTGCCAGAGGTACAGCTCGTAACTGACCTTGCCGGCGCTTACCAGTGGGCGAGCGGAGAACAGTCCGCTGAAGGCGTCCCGCCGGGTGATGAGAGCCCAAATCAGAATCGCGGCCGCGGCGTCGACCGCGACACGCGTGAACACCGATCCGACGTGCAAGCCATTCAGGACGACCATGGCTCCGATGATCGCGACGGCCACAGGTCCGGCCCACCACGGTGCACGCGGTTTCCACCGGCTGAGAAGCAAGGCGAGCACGCATCCGAGCACGATTCCGAATCCGGACAGGATGTAAGACGAGATTCCGTTCCCGGCGTACCAACGCCATGCGAGCACCATGATGGCGAAGGCGGCGCTAGCTGCGACCAGGGGCGGGATGATTCCGCGCTGGAATCGCAGTAGGAGCAGCAGGATCAGCGGCCATCCGAGGTAGAACCACTCCTCGACGCAGAGGGACCAGATGTGACCGAGGTGCGAGCCGAACGCGTCGCCGAACTCGATCGGCCAAGCAATCGTGTACGTCAAAGACATGATGGAATCGCGCGCGACGAGCCCAGCATCGCGCAGTAGCGTCGCCGGCCACCATGTCAAGGCGACGACGACGACCAGCGCCGGCATGAGCCGGATCAGACGACGGGAGTAGAACCCGAGCAGGTTCACCCGTCCAGCAGCACTTTGCCGCAGAAGGATGCTCGTGATGAGGAATCCGGAGAGCACGAAGAAGATGTCGACGCCGTAGGCGCCGCCTCGGAACGGCTCTCCGCCGAAGTGCGCAAGTAGCACAAGGCCGACCGCGACGGCGCGGATTCCGTCGAGCGCTGGCACGTAGTCGAGTGTGCGGTCGTGCGCGCCTCCTGAACCCATGCGCCTCAGCGTACCGACAACCCCAGATCCATGAAGCCCCGCCCCTTGTGGTGGGGCTTCGTCGTTCCTCCCGAAAGGACACCCAGTATGCACGCGTCTCGGATTCCGGATCATGCCGCGCTGCGGTCGATCCTGCAAGCCCCGGATGGGCCGCCCCGCATGATCCTCGACATCGGCGGGTCCGCGGACCTGGACGGCGACGGTCTCGTGACCGTCCACCTCGCCGACGACGGCGACACCCTGATCTTCGAGGACGCCTGATCATGGCGTTCACGTTCAGTGGGGAGATGGTCGATCTTGGCGGCGGCCGCGGGTGGCTCGACCGGCCCGCCGCCGACTCCGTGTTCCGCATCGACCGGCAGCTTGGGCACCTGCTGCAGATCACCGACGCAGGCCGCACATGGGGACAGCAGAACGTCGAGTTCCAGACGTACCTGCGGGTCGGGTATCCGATCGCGTTGGACCCCGACACCCCGTCGATTCACCAGCGCGGCGCGGCCGTCGATTCGAACGAGGCGCAGCGGATCCTCGCGATCATGGCCGACCACGGCTGGTACCGCACCGTCTACCGGTGGGTGAACGGCGTGTGGACCCTCGTCGAGGAATGGCACTTCGAGCACTCCCCAGAACGCGACAACCACATCAACGACCCCGCGGCCCCCGCCGCGCAGATCCCGTCCGAGGAGGACGACATGCTTGCACTTCGCATCAAGGACGGCGCTGGCCGCTCCCACCTCGCCGCGCTCGGCGTCGGTGTCTTCCGGCACTTCATCGAGGGCGACAACCCCGAGTGGGTCAAGAACGTGATCCGTTCGGATGACGCCTGGGTCGACGTGCCCCTGCCGCAGCTTCCCGCACTGCTGCGCACGTACGGCTGCGACCTGCAGATCTGGGATGTCCGCGACAGTGCGTTCGTGGTCCTCGACCCGCTCGACAACACGGTGCGATCCGGCAACATGTGGTCGGCGGCGAACGCGGCCCGTGCGAAGCTCACCCCGATCCAGGTGAACAGTGCCGAAACCCTCGCGTACGTGAAGGAGCTCGCGGGAAAAGCGTGACCCCGGACCCAGAGCCGGGGAACCCGCAGACACCGGTCGGCCCGCACACGATCGACATCTCCCGCAACCAGAACGGCGGGAACGGATTCACGGCCTCGCAGTTCGCCGCGTTCCGGGCCGCCGGGGTGGGGATGGTGATCCCGAAACTGATCGGCGCGAACAACCCCCGGTACCCGCTGTACACGGAGCTGGTGCACCAGGATCCGGCCCGCGCGGCGGGGATGCGACTGGGGCACTACATCGCCAATGGGCAGGTCGGCACCCCGGCACAGATCGCGAGAGCGGTCACCGCGACGGGGCAGGTTCGACCCGGGGAGATCTTCTGGCTCGACGTGGAGGACTGGCCCGAAGACGGGGTGCGCCGTTGGACGCCCGCGGAGTGTGAAGCGGTCGTCACCGCGATGCGGGACGCGGGCAAGCCCCTCACCGAGCAGGGTATCTACCTGAACCTGGACCTTGCGAACAACGGCGGCTACCGGGAGATGATGGACCGGCTCGGGCTGCAGCTGTGGCTCGCCGCATACCAGGACACCCCGGTCGTGCTCCTCAGGGGCGGGTGGACGAGGAAGCCGATGCTCTGGCAGTACACCTCCGACAACCTCCCCGAGCTCCGCGGCATCTACAACGCCGCCCTGGACGTGAACCGCACCGGCGGTGTGTGGCTGGTCTCCGACCTGCAGACCGCACTCAACCGGGTCGGCGGGTACGGGCTGCTCGTCGACAACGAGTATGGCCGCAAGGTAGCCGCGGCCGTCAGCGACTTCCAGTCGAAGCACGGTCTCGTGGTCGACGGTGATGCCGGGCCGAAGACCCTCGCCAGGCTGGCGGAGGTCGCAGGGTGACGGACTGGGCAGACCTGTTCGGCGACATCACCCTCGTTCAAGGGGTGAGTTGGATCATCGCGCTTGTCGCGTTCACGCTCCTTGCGATCCGGGGGTGGAAGCTCCTCGGATCCGCGAAGGACTTCATGGACGACGTGAAGGGTGAGCCGGCGCGGCCAGGTGTCCCGGCCCGCCCTGGGCTCATGGAACGTGTCGGGGCGATCGAGACGGGCCTCTCCGAGGTGCGTCACGAGGTGCTCCCCAACACGGGTACATCCCTGAACGACTCCGCCCGCCGCACAGAGTCGGCCGTGAACGACCTCACCGAATCGGTCGCCGGCCTCACCGAATCCGTCGCCGAAGCACACAAGAAGCTCGACAACGACAACAGGCGCATCGATCACCTCACGGATATCGCGCGCCGAAACCACCCCGAGGAGGGGCAGTGAACAAGATCTGGTTTCCGAATCAGCGGTGGATCCGCACCGCAATTCAGGTGGTGCTCGCCGCAGTCACGCTGCTCGGCATCATCGTCGCGGTAGCGCCGAAGATCCTCGACGCGATCGCCGACGTCCTCCCGGACGACGCGGTCGTGTGGATCGCCGGTGCGATCGCCGCGCTCGCCGCGGTCAGCGCCGCGATATCACGGGTCATGGCGATCCCCGCCGTCGACGAGTGGCTGCGCAAGTTCGGGGCCGGCTCCGCTCCGGCCGGCGCGATCGTGTACACCCCGCTCAATGGTGACACGATCGGCCTCACCCGACGCCAGTACCGCGCCACAATCGAAAGTGAAGACTCGATGTGAAGTAGTGCATGGCTGTCCACTACCTTGTTGGGAGATTTGCTCAACCACGAGGGGGACACATGGTAGCCATCACACGAGACCGGGATGACATCGAAGACGGAGTAGTGCAGCTCCGGTTCGCTGATGAGGGCGACAACGTGCGTGACATCAGCGCATCGGACTTGGCCGCAGTGCTCAGTGGGCTGGTGGAGTTCAGCTCCGAGCTTGCGAAGTCTGGCGAATTCGGAGATGGCATTGCGCCGCGTGTGCGCGTACGGGCCCCCAAGGAAGGTTCATTCATCCTCGAGGCAGTCGTGTGGATGCAGGAGAATCCCATCGGGGCAGCCGGGCTCGCCGTCGCGGGGACCGCCGCCACTGCGGCAGGAAAGTCGATCGGGGCGGCGGCGGGCAAGGCTGTCGTAACCGCGATCAGTGCGGGCATCCGCAACTTGCGCGGACAGAAGCCGTCGGACTTCACATACCTCGAGAGCGGCGATGTGAAGGTCACGTGGCCGGACAACTCTGTGAGCGAGCTACGCAAAGAGACCTGGGACAAACTGCAGCAGATGAAGCGTCCGACTCGGCGAGCGTTGAGCAAGATCCTCACGCCCCTCAACACCGATGCGGATCGACTTGAGGTGCGCGACGCGTCCGTGGCGGAGACGACCGAACAAATCCTCAGCACGCCGGCCGAAGCGGTAGCCATCCGTGGCGATTATCTCTCCGCAATCACCGAACCGGACGACTCGTTTGAGAACGAACGAATCTTTGAGACCGAGGCAACTCTAGGCAGCATCGACTTCGGGACAAACCAGAAATGGCGAGTAGAGACGACCCGCGAGGGCACCCGGAAAGCTAACATCGAGGATCTAGACTTCCTACATGGCCTCGACCGTGGGGACGCGATCCACAAGAATGACATCTTCTGGCTGAAGATCAGGGAGACCATCACCAAGGAGCGAGGCCGAAATGCCAGCACCGAGTGGGCGGTCATCGAAGTGAAGCGGACGAAGCGAGGTGACACTGATGGCGACTCACGCGACGACACCACGACGCCATCGGACGCGCCGGCATCCTGACTATCGCCGCCTCGCGATCCTGTTCCTCTGCGTCGTGTCGATCACGTTGCTGATTGTCAGCGCGGTCGTGGAGAAGACATCGCCGTTCCTGGTTCTGATCCCTACAGCGATTGGCGCTCTTGTGATCGCTCGAATGGATCGCTGACTGCCATCACCACTTGTCGCCAAAACCGCCCTGCTTCTCCTCGGAGAGGCAGGGCGGTTTCGTCGTTTCAGACGCGGCGTACTGAGAACAGCTGGTAGCCCTCGGAGATGCCTACACCGCCTGAATGACGGTCGGGTCGTCCCGGTCGACGGCGCGGGAGTTGTTGACCTTCCGGTCGACGACGTACTGCTCGATCGTGGACGCGACCGCGGTAGAGGACCCGTCGAGCAGGGCGAGCATCTCGTCCCGGCCGGGACGGTCGAGCTTCACCGGCTCGAGCCATGCGTCCATCGCCTCGGGCGTGAGGAATGCCGGCATGCGGTCGTGCACCTCGCCGCCGGCGTCGCGTGCTTCGCGGGTGACGACGACGAAGCAGCGTGTCTGCTCGCCCTTCACTTCCATGGACCAGGTGAGCCCGGCCGCGGCGAGCAGCCCGTCGCCGTGGAGGTAGTGCGGGGTCTTCGCGCCCTTCTCGCCGGTCCATTCGAAGTATCCGGACATCGGCACGACGCAGCGCGCCGCGGTGAACGCCGGCGCCCAGAACCCGGTGGCAAGCTTCTCCACGCGGGCGTTGATGAGCGGGGCACCGGGGCGCATGTTCTTCGGCTTCTCCCAGTCCCACCGCACCAGCTCCAGGAACCGCCCGTCGCCCCGGTCTCGAACGATCGGGGCCGGGTCGGTGGGGGCGATCGAGTACGAGCCGTGCCATTCCTTCCACCACTCCTGAGGATCCCCGCCGCTCGCAACGAACTCCTGAATCAGCTCGTCGGTCTTGGCATCCATCGCGAATCTCCCGCACATGGCCGCCACCCTACGCCTTGCGCCCGACACCGAACTGCTGGTTGCGGATGTCCAGCTTGTTGCTCAGTTCCGCCTTGGCCGTACTGGCGGTCACGATCTCGTCGCGGCACCAGTTCTCTGCGGCGAGCAGCCCGTCACAGACGGCGAGGACGTGCCGCTTCTTCGGGTCCGGTGCCCACCATTCCACGCGGTGCTTCACCATCGTCTCGCCCGTCTCGCGCAACACCAACGGTCCCTCGACGATGAGGAATCGGGCGTGGTAGTAATTGTCGACCACGAGCCACTGCGAGCGGGCGAGCTGGATCACGTGCACGATCGCACTCTAGCTCGATTCGAATGTGTGTTCTATGGTGTTAACCCATGAGCTTGAGAACAGTCGAACAGCCCGTGACGCTGTGGATGGTCAACGACGTGCCCGCCCGCATGGTCTTCGCCGGGAAGCGGTGGCGGATCACGGACACCCCGACGAGAATCCGGCACTCGCTCTGGTCTGTGCCGCTCGAGAAGCCGCACCCGCTGTACGGGTGGCGCTTCCAGGGGACCGACGATGCCGGCGACTCGTACGTCTTCGACGTGTACCAGAGCAAGGACGGCTGGCACGTCCACCACACCTACTCCTAGGGCTGGTGAAAGTCCGGCCCGTCGAACTCGGGAGGCATGACCACGCCCGTCGGGCGCGGGTGGATCACGCCGTGCTCGGAGCAGACGAGCGCGCCGGCATCGTCGCGGAGCAGCACCCCGCAGAGCGGGCAGAGCGCGGCGTCGAAGCCGTCGTCCCGGATCCTGGTCTGCATGACCACAGGCTACGCGGATCCGTCGTCTACTCATCGAATTCACGATCTAACCTGCCCTAATCGGGTCTACTCGATCCGCGAATCGACGCGGAAAGTAGGCCGGATTAGGGCAGGTTAGAGAGAGCTTCGTAACGCTTCAGTCTGGGTTCGAATCCCAGCGGGGGCACCCTTGCCGCGCGTCATGACCTCGTCCAAGCGGGATAGCGTGACAGCCGCCTTCTGGCAGCGAACCGCCGGATGCACCATCGCGCCTTCCGGCGACGACGAACTCGCGCCGGACGGTGCGTCTTCGTGGAGCACCCAGGGCCGGCGCGACCTGCCGCGCCGGGAACGACGGACGCCCCCGGATCCGCGCGGAAAGCGGGATCCGGGGGCGTCCGGAATGCGGTTCTACTTGGCTGCGGCCTCGGCGGGCTTCTTCGCGGCCGGTCGCTTGGCTGCGGCGGGCTTGGTCGCTGCCGGAGCCGCGGCGGTCACGGCGGCCGGCGAGGTCTCCACGGCCGGACGCGGACGGGCGGCGAACTCCTCGAACACCGCGCGCGGGGCCTGCAGCGCCTCGAGGCCGACGATGTCGCGGCCGAGCCACAGGTTGTTCCACCAGCCCCAGAGCACGCGCCACTTGCGCTCCCACGACGGCATCGCGAGGCCGTGGTAGCCACGGTGCGCCACCCAGGCCACGAAGCCCTTCAGCGCGAGCTTGCCGGACTGGAAGACACCGTTGTAGAGGCCGAGGCCGGCCACGGCACCGAGGTTCTTGTGGACGTACTCCTTCGGGGTCTCGCCGCGCAGCACCGCGACGAGGTTCTTCGCCAGCAGCTTGGCCTGGCGCACGGCGTGCTGGGCGTTTGGCACGCACATGCCGCCGACGCCGCCACCGGACAGGTCGGGGACGGCCGAGACGTCACCGGCAGCCCAGGCACCCTCGACGATCTCGTCCG